TAGAACAACATACTAATTATTGGATAGACCTTTTACACAAACCTTTTTCTAATCGTGATTGTGGTATATCAGGAATAGTTATTACTTATTCTGAATGTGCTAATACTCAATTTGCTATTTTCTTTTGTGTAATGATTAGTAAGAAAGTATTTTCAAATATTGGATTACTAAATGAAGAATACAACATTGGTTCAGGTGAGGATATAGAATTTTGTAAACTTGCACAAGACAATGGATGGCAAATTGCATCTGCATTAGATAATAATTATTTTCCTATATTCCATAAGGGTGAAGGGACTGTACACAATACAGATTTAGTAAAAAATTGGGATACTGTATTTTATAAAAATCAATTACGATTAGCAAAAAAATATAATCCCGAATGGTACAGGTGGAAATTATCTAACAATTATGAAAGAGCAATATTTTTAAAAAGTGATGAAGTATTAGCAAGGGAAGCAACTAGATATAAATGGGCTAATAAAAATATATTAGGCAATGAAGTATTAGAAATAGGTTGTTCTACTGGATATGGTCGGCAGTTTTTTGATGACGATATTGTTTATACAGGATTAGACTATGACCCAATTATTATAGGAGTTGCACAAGAACAAAATTGGGCAAACTATTGTACTTTTATGCATGGCGATATTAACAAAGTGCAGATATGGAATTACGATACTATTATTGCATTTGAAGTAATTGAACATTTAGACAATGGATTGCAAATAGTTGATATGCTTAAAATGCATTGCAAAAGATTATTAATAACTGTTCCTTACAATGAACCAAAAGGATTTTGGGGTGAGCATCATAAATTGCATGGATTAAACGAATCACATTTCCAAGGTTTTGCATGGCAATATATTAATGAACATGGCGAAATTAAAGATAAACCTGAACCTGTTACTGATACTAACAATTGTAATTTAATGATTGGGGTTTGGAATCGTGGGTAGTGTCTTATGTTCTGTGGCAACTAGAGGCAGATACTTTTCTACATTGCCATTAGTTTTAAATGCAATTATTAATCAAACAAAAAAAATAGATAAGTTAATTGTATTTGATGACAATGATGAACCAAAAGATATGCGTAAAGAAATGATTTATTCTTATTTCTTTCGTATGTTAGACATAAAAAACATTCCGTGGGAATGGCAATGGGCTGAGAAAAAAGGTCAGCACTATATCCATCAACAGGCTAATACTATGGGCTATGATTGGGTATGGCGAGTTGATGATGATGCTATACCTGAACCAAATGTTTTAGAAAATTTATATTTTCATACAACATATAATTTTAATATTGGTGCTGTAGGCGGTGCAATACTTACACCTCCATCAAATTTTGATACATCAATATGCACAGGGAAAATACACGACATTGATATTGAACCAAATTGCCAATGGTCAATAATTAACAATACAAAAAAAGTTGAACATTTGCATTGTTCTTTTTTATATAGGGCAGGTGTTTATGATTACAATCTAGGACTGTCTAGGGTTGCTCACAGAGAAGAAACTCTTTTTACTTATGGGTTATATAAAAAAAATTACGACATCCTTGTAGTACCTAATGCTATTACTTGGCACATGAAAAATCCTGATGGTGGTATTAGGTCCGAAACTAAAATAGAAATGTACGAACATGATGAACAAATTTTTAGAAACTTTATTCGATTTCACGATAAGACCATTGTGGTGCTTAATGGTGGTATGGGTGACCATTTGGTATTTGCTAATGCGTTATCTAACATTCCTAATCTTTTGGTTTTTACTTGTTATCCTGAAATCATATCCGGCGGGACAATTGCAGAGGCTCAAGAATTATTTGGGAATATAGACCAATGGAACATTTATAAAAAAATGCATCAATGGAAATGGAAAGGTAGTTTAGAAGATGCGTACAGGAAATTATATTTATGATTATTATATCTCCGTACTCTAAAGCATTAAACAATGGCAAAGAAAATCCAAAGAACTATCCCTATTGGGAAGAACTTATAGCCATGATACAAATAGAAATTACATTTAATATAATACAAGTAGGTATTGAAGGAGAAAAACAATTAGTAAAAGATTTTAGAAAGAATCTTAGTCTTGCAGAACTAAAAGATTTAATCTTAGAATGTAATACATGGATAGGATGCGATTCTTTTTTTCAACATCTAGCGTGGACAATGAAAAAAAAGGGAATAGTATTATGGTCAGTTAGCGACCCTAATATATATGGTCATCCTGAAAATATTAATCTAATAAAAGACAAATCATATTTAGTAGAAAACCAATTTCTATGGTGGGAGTTTGTATCTCATAATCCTGATGCTTTTGTAAAACCGAAAGAAGTAGTAAAATATCTCTAGATAGGAGATATGGTATGGATGAAATTGAAGCAAGATTAAACAGTCATGAAGCAGTTTGCCTAGTAAGATATGATGCAATTAATGCTCGTCTTAAAAGACTAGAAAAAATCCTATTAGGAAGTGCAGGATTTATTATTGCAACTTTACTAGCAGTTATTTTAAAACTTCAATAATGGATTTGCTTGATACAATTTCAAAGTTATCCAGTTTGCTTATTGGATTTGTAACTCTTGTAATTGTGTTGGCTAAGATGCATAATCAAATTGCTGTATTAGAAGAAAAAGTTAAATCATTGTTTGACATCATTAATAAAAAATGAACATTCAAGACATTTTAAAAGCAGTCTTACCTATTGTCGTAGCCTGTCTTGCATGGTTACTAGGTCAAGTATCAGATTTTTCTACAAGGCTTACTAAGATTGAAGGACAGATGCCTGCCCTTATTACTAAAGAAAATGTGCCGACTGACTCGCCTCTTTCAGCCGAAAAGCGTCATGCATTGAAAGAAGAAATTTACAAAGATATACATCAACTGCAAGTCAAAGTACAGTTGCTAGAGGAGCGTGAAAAGGGGAAAATTAATGTTCGGAATTGATGATATTTTAAGCGTAGGTATGAAGTTAGTAGACAAGTTTGTGCCTGACCCACAGGCTAAACAAGATGCTCAACTTAAATTATTAGAGATGCAAAAGAATGGCGAGTTAGCACAACTACAAGCCGATATGAATGAGCAACAAGAACTTACTAAGCGTGTACAAGCCGACATGATGAGTGATTCTTGGTTATCTAAAAACATAAGACCAATGACATTGGTTTTTATTTTAACAACTTATACAACTTTTGCCATGATGAGTGCATGGGACATTGAGGTAAATAATAATTATGTAGAACTCCTAGGTCAATGGGGAATGTTAATAATGTCATTTTATTTTGGCGGTAGAACATTAGAAAAAATTATGGAAATGAAAAAGAAATGAATTTAACGGAACATTTTACATATGAAGAACTTACTCATACAGACCATCGTGAATTGGACAATACTCCAAATGTTGTTGAAGCAGAAAATCTTTTACGCTTGGCAAATTTTCTTGAAGAAGTTAAAAAAGTATTGGGGGGTAAGCCCATTATGGTTAATTCTGCTTTTCGTAGTTTACTGGTCAATCGGGCTTGCGGTTCTCGAGATTCTAGTCAGCACAGGCTTGGTTGTGCTTCCGACATAAGAGTACCATCAATGACTCCTGATGAGGTTGTAAGAACTATTATTGCTTCTGACTTAGGGTATGACCAATTAATAAAAGAGTTTGATAGATGGACTCATATTAGTATTCCAAATCAACCAAATGATAAACCTCGGAAACAAGTTTTAATCATAGATAAAAATGGTACTCGACCTTTTGCATGAAGCAACAAAGCCTCTTGAATAAGTAGCATATCTTTATCTGTTTCAATATATGGTTTAGGTTTATAGTTAATACCAATTTTAATTTTGCCTGTGTCGTATGGTGTATTCATTTTATTATTTCCAAGGTGAGTTTAAGTAAGGTTTGCTCGTCAATCTGATAGCGAGATTCAAATTCTTTTCTGCCAAGTCCGTGAATGCCTGTATTTCCTCGATGATGTTCGGGACATAATCCAATGACAGGTGCAAGACTTCTTTTGCCTCCCATCCGTCTGATATGATGGATTTCGCATGGTGTATCATCGTATCCAAGTGCGAATTTGCACAGACTACATCCCAATCTTGCAACTTTGCCATAGTGTTCCTTTTCTAATTTATTCATTAAATGTATTTAATTCATAAGGACTAACAGAATAATATTCTCCGCTTTTTCCAACAGTAATATTTTCAGGTTGTAAAAATTTTTCTCTTTCTATCCATCCAATAATTCTAATATGAGTTACATGAATTTCAGTAAGGATAAATATATCTGCAACTTTGTCGTTACTCCAAATTACTGCATTAAGATTTCCATTTTCAGTATTGGTACTTTTTACATCAATAGTTTTTCCTTTATGAGAAACTAAGTCTGCACCAAATTTTCGGAAATTACAGTTTAAATCAAAATTTAGATTTAATGCTTTAGCAACTGCATATTCTGTAAATACTCCATTAATGCTCATATCTAAAGCACTTTGTCTTTGGTCTTGTTTCCTTTCTGTGCCTTGTTTGCTTG